AGTTTATTAGCTTTTGATTTTAAGTCTTTTATTAAGTCTGCTTTTTTAGTATCAACATCATAAACATTTTTTACTTCTCCTGTTTTTTTACCTTCTTCATCTACCACTTCATAAGTCGCAGAAAAATCAATATCGGTTACTTTGCGAGTAAAGACTTTGTTTTTTTTATCCCATTCAATACCTCCTATATTTTGAGTTTGTGGATTATATGCAGGCTCAACTACATCATAAAAACCCTCTGACTCTAATGTTTTTGTATCTGCATTTCTGAAATTTATGTGATGCCCCTTTTTACCATTCCAAGTTTCAGGCAATTGAGGATACGTTGTGATGTTTCCATCGATTTGTCTTGCTTTCATATTTAAGGTGTTGTATCTACTTCAATAGTATTGATTGAATAATTAACAATAGCGGCTCCATCTGTATCATCTACACATACAACCTGAATTACATTTTTTTTACTTGTATCTAAAGACGTGCTCCCTACTTTATTGATCGTAGTGGTTGAAAAATCAAAAGCCAAAGTGATTGCCGCACTCGACAAATCAGAGCCATTTAAAACAATATCAATTACTTGACCAAGTTTCAATCCATTGATTGTAAGCGTAGCAGTAGCGATATTTCCTGTAAGAAGGAAAGTAGTTGCACTTGCAGCATTCAACGTTTGACTCCCCGTTGTACTGCTAGATGTTTTAGCTGTATATCTTCCCTCTAGCATAGCGTGTTCCACCGCATCATTTGCTATTGTTACAGCTCCAGTATTTGCCATTGTAACATCACCACTTAGAGCCGCAGCTGTAAATCCTGTGCCATCTCCAATAAGAATCTGCTGATCAGTTACTGCTTTTGCACTTAGCGTACCACTTGAATTTGCATCTCTCACAATTACAGTGTTAGCAGCCGCATCAGATATCGTAGTTAATGGAACTCGAAAAGTAGTTCCTGAAATATCCTGTGTATCTGCTGTGTATGTGATTCCATAAAGATCAGCAAACATCTTTCGTGTATTTATAAAAGCCGATCTTAGCGTTTGCCCCGTATTATCATTGGGATCTGTTCCTACATTTAAATTAAAACTTGCCATCTTTATATAGTGTCTATTGTTACGTTGTTATTATCTATTAATATATCTGTTCTATCTAATCCAATTTTACTGCAAATCGGATAGACATGCCCCCATCCTTCGCTGCGATTATTATCGCCAAACCATGATTCACAATAAATACTTCCAAATCCAGCACTCATAATACCCAATCAATAGTGTATGATTCATGCAACGGACTCACATCTTCATTTGAGTTACTAAACCACTCAGGAAATTTAGATGCAGCATTGAAAGCCATGTGATCCAGGAATCTTTGTGTGTAACTTTGAGCTCTATCTCTTTCAACCTGGATTAAATCCTTTAACTCCTCAGAGGAAACATCCCCTGCATTCTCTGATGTATGTTTAAACACACCTTTATTGCTTACAGTTACACTTGCAGTTTTTAAAAACTCATGTATCGTAAGATGTATCAATATTGGCTTAACAAAATCATCAAGTAAATTTTTATAATCAGCAGGAAATGTTGTTCCTGAATTGATCAATGCAGTGATATCGCTTGAAAATTTATTATATAAATCTGTGCCAATAATTTCTCTTAAATATTGTGTTTGAGCTAAATGTAAAGCTGGAATTATTTTATCACTGTCAATATTTCCATCTAACATAGTTGATTTTCTTACAATATCATCTTTACTACAAAATAAAACATCTGCCATTTTCTATCTTTTAAAATTCGGATGATGACCTCGATCAGCTCTTTCAATCATTTTTTCACTCACAATCGCAGGCTCCATTTTTTTACTTGGAGCTTTTATACCCTCCTCAGCTATTTTAGACCTATATATCAGCCTTTTTTTAGCTTTTGGATTATTAGGATCAATCTTTTCATTATCCTTCAATAGATACGTCTTTCTGAGGAAATAATGATGGCAATTCACACCACCTTTAAATTTAAATAAATTATAAGGCTGTTTTTTATGCCTGAATTCTTTATTTCCATTGAAAGGTCGATCCAAATCTTCTTTTCTGTAAACTCTTGCAAGCTTTACCATTGCCCTACAAAAATCCCTAGAATTATTTTTTACCGAAAGAGGAGCATATTGATATCTCACCAAATACTTATCACCTTTTTTAGTTTCACCATCTAAAGAGCTTTTTTGATATCCCTTGCCTTTTGGAGCAGTAGCTAATTTTAGCTGACTATCATACTCATCCTCCAATTCGTAATCTACTTTTCTCTCATCAACTAGATCATATTCTTGTAAAATTGAATCTTCTTTTTCACCTACCCTCTCCAAATGCTTTAAAATCTCCTCTGCCTCTCTTAAACTAAGATTATCAGATGATAATTCCTCACCAGTTTCCTCCTCTCTTTTCTCTTTAGTTGCAACCTGACTCGTATCAACGAACTCAATCGGAGTAAGCGTTTTAAAATATAAATCAAGAGCAATTTTATTGACCGATAAAATATCTTCAATCGCATCCAATATCATTTCCTGATAAGGATTTATTACTACATTCTCAAAAAGATTGTGAGCTGCTTCAATTTCATCTTTATTATTACCCAATGAAGATCCAGTATCTCTGACACCAATCAAGAGCGGACTCGTAATCCTATTAGCTAATAATAATTTCCTAGAGCACTCCTCAGCAATATAGGAATATACATCTGCTGCATCGCTAACAGATATATCCTCGATCGTTGTTTTATTCTCAGGTGAATCCGAAAATGATATTATTACTTTTTCCCCATTGACTCCAGTGAGCTTATTCATCACCTCATTTTTTATCATCAATTTTTTCTCCTCAGTAGGTACGCCATTTGAAAATGACACCAGCTTTGTCCCTGAAAACGAATGACTCACCTCATTTACTAAATACTCCGAGATGTCGCATTCAAGTTTTGAATAATTTAATGCCGAGCTCCAATCAGGCGGACTATAATAGTGCATTCCAGGAATGAATCTTCTTATGATATATATTTCATTTGGGGAATTCGATCCAAAAACAGGTATCCTAGTTAATTCATCCTCATGCTCATAATCTTTCCATTTTGGATGATAGTAATAAGCATTAATTTTACCAGTTTTTTTATCGCTTTTTTCAGCCCTTAAAGTTTCTCGATTAAAATGAGTTACAGAAACAATTTTTTTGTTCTTGTATGTAACTTGAAAAGCAGCCTCTCCCAATAATTTAAGATCCAAACAAACTTTTTTTATACAAGATTTTTTAAATAAATTTTTAAAAGCTAAAAAATCATCCGCTCTATTTTCTACATTGTGAGCCGATATTCCCTTTCCATAAATTTGATTTGCAATTCCAGTAATTATTGAGCTTGTTGTTGCACTATTCAAATAAGCATCAATTAATTCCTGATAATAATTATTGTCCTCACCAAAAGATATAAAATCCTGTTGCGGATCTTCCACAATCTCAGGCGTTTGATACGCTGCTAAATTTACAATTTCAAACTCACTATTCATATATCAGATAATCATTTGCCCCCGTTGTGTTCGTGGTATAAATACTAGTATTAATTGAATAATTAGCAGCAGTTTGATTCGTACCAAAGATTCTATCACGATATAACACCTCGTTATTAGTTGTATTAGTAATCTCTAAAGAGTACATCTGATCTTTTGTACTATCCAAACCTAAATTTGCTGTATGAGTAAAATAATAATCAACCTCAGTAAATGCACTTACTGTTTGATTATAAACCTCTGTGTTTTGCCCTTCATTTTCCACCTTGACTCTAAATATATTACCCCCCGAAGGTACGTAATTTTTCGGGATGATTTGTATTGTATGACTAGAGGATGTGCGATCTAATACAATCATTTCGATTGATATATTGCACCTGGAGTTTTAACCCTTCCGCTTTTTATCAAAGCTTTTATTGCATCCTCACCTAATTCATTCTCTAGAGATGCCATACTGATATCAATCCATTCCTCTGAATCAAAATTTTTCTTGATATATTTTTTTGTTTCTTTTGCCATAATTATAAAATCTTTATGCTTTGAAGGGGGCAGCCCTTATGCTAACCCCCAAGCCAAAACACACAATTCATTTAGGAGTTAGTTCCTACTGTGATCGTTTCAGTTACACCTGATAAACCAGCAACAGGATTAGTTGAAGTTCCGCCCGATATAAATAAAGGCGGCTCTCTCTCCTCCGATGTAAATTCCATGACATAGCCAGTGAGATCATTGAATCCACCGCCCGTCTGTAATGTTGCCGAAGTAAGCTCATTTCCATTTCTCATCCCAAGCATAAAGAAATTTAAATTTCTGTCCTCTACAATAATTTGAGGTCTAGCAAATGAAATTATTTTAAGCTCAGTATTCTGCTCCTTTGTTAACTTCGGCAAAGTAAGCGATAAAACAGTGGAAAAACTACTCGTTCCAGTGTCCCTGCTTACATTTGCAGTAGTTGTCATCGTGTTTGCACTATTTTTTAAATCATATTGAAAAAAAGTAGCTGTTCCCGATGCATTTGTAATTTGATCCGTTGCATCAATTGTAAAGCTGCTTAAGACACCGAACTTGGTAAGCCAAACTCTTACAATACCTCCAACTTGATCCTTGCAGTTCGTAGCATAGCCACGAGATATATTGCACGCCATTTCTATATCGTTTTTATAGAAAGCATTTCAGCTCTCAATTATTATGAATATAAAACAGTTTCTGCCCCTATACCAATTTGAACTCCTAGTGATCCTCTTAAAATTACTCTTGCATTTTGAGATCCATCGATTGAACTCATATCAATTATTGATGCCTCTGCATTTTCAGAAAATAGGCTTGATCCTACTATAAAATTTGATTTTAATCCAGCCATCATCTTACTGCTTGTCATTCCAGGAGCATGAATTAATTTAATTCCATCAAAAAACAAATCCTGCCCATTATACCAAGTATTTCCTTGATTATCAAGACCAGCAGCTCCTTTTCCTGATGCTCCAAATCCTCCTAGGGCACGTATGTATTTTTGATAAATTGCGGTAGGCACAAAAATAAATAAATCGTCTTTCGAATACACAGCTGACGGTATAGCGTCCACCACCTTACCAAGTTCAGTAGTAACTGTATCTGCGGTTACCGAGCTTGCACTTACATCAATTACAGTAGAATCCGCTGCTGCCAATGCCTCCCATCCGTTAAATGGAATATCAGTTGATGAAGTTGAATTCGTCCAAATTGCTGATTCAACAGCTGCTGCTGTTTTTTGAACTACATGCTCCAAAATAAACTCACCAAAAGTTCTTGGAAGTCCAGCTTTCACCCCTCTCATTTGTAAAGATTCCCATGAAGAACGGAAATTTTTTGTACAAACAGTAAGATTTACTTGAAACTCAGTAGGTTCTAAAACCACCTCAGTTGTTGTAAGCTCGCCAGTTGCATTAAAATCACAGCTTGCTGGTTTAATTAAATTTGCATCAGATGTGATCAATTGGATCACTTCTTTAAATTGGATATTATCTCTAATATCAACCGCATTTTGAGTCATTGTTTTGTTAGTTAACAAAGCAGCTCGGAGATAATTTGCGGCATTTTTACCCGTAAAGGTTGAAGTTATGTTATGTATTGTTGCCATTACTTTTTAATTTATTATTATGCTAAAGTTATTGAACTGCTTGCAGATCCGACTCCTGATAAAAACCAGTTAGATCCATCACAGTGTAATTCTACAAAATCGCCAGGCTTTTCAGCTCCATTTGCGAAAGTTATTGTTGTTTCATTCTCACCCAAAACAGATGCTCCGTTTACAATAACAGTACCTTGGATTTTTGCACCACCTCCAGTAACTGTCATGTCAGTTGTTGCAAATGCCTGACCGATGATAAATTTAAAATTTAAACCTGCTCTCAGATCAGGTAGTGTTACTGCAAATCCTGCTGATGCAGTAAGGAAAAATACTTTTCCAGTGTCATTGAATTTCAGAGTTGTAGCCGCAGCTAACGTTTCTGTTTTATCAAAAATTCTTTTTTCGCCATTACTGACGTTGATTGTTGTTGCCATTATTATTTATTATAAATTATTGATCTTATTAAATCTAACTGTGAATTGGAAGATGAATAGCCACCAAATTTTTGTGATGCTAATTTTTCAGGTGCATGAGAAATCGGTTTGACCTCCTCCGCACTCATTTCAACTTCGGAAACATCTTCGGACATTTCTTTTTTATCCTCTTTTTCCTTGTTTTTGTGATCCATAGCGGAAACCATTTTTTTGATATCATCGATATCCTTTTTGATTTCAGCTAGCTCCTCTTTTGTAGCATAGTGCTCTTTCATTTCTTTTTCTTCTTTTTCCTCCTCTGCCTCGACATTTTCTGCCTCAACTGATTCTGCCTCGACTTTTTCCATTGATGCGATTACACCTTCCTCCTCGACTTTAAGTTTTTCGCCTGACTCAAGCGTGTACTCTCCAACTGGGAGCGGTATAGAATCGCTGTCCTCGTTTTTGATAAAAACTTTAGCCCCTTCAGAAAATTGATCCGCCTCAATTTCAGTGCCATTCTCTAGCTTCATAACAGCTAGTTTTACATCCTCGGATAATTCCATTCCGAGAACTCCTCTGATTTGATTAAGTAATTCTGTGGATTTCATAATTTAAATTAAGTTATTATAATATATAAACGTAAAACATATCTCAAGTCGGTCATCTAAACCGATCCAATCCCTTGGGCATGTAATTCACCAGTGCAACAATCGGGATGATATGTTTTTTTATCTTTACATAAACACCCTCTGCGACCACCTTTTGGAGATGTTCTCGATACAGTAATTTTTTTCCTTTTTTTTCTCATTTTTTTGGAGATTTCGGATGCTTAGATGGCAAAAGATCAAAATCACCAGTGTATTTTGGATTCTGCGGTCTGCCATTTCTAACTAAATACAAATAAGCATTTACTCTCGCCTGTGCCCAAGCAGTTGGAGATTTTATCTTCGGACTGTGGGATGTATTAAATGCACCTAAACCCCTTTGAAATACTGATTTAAGTTGACCAACTGTAGTTCCATACCCGAGCTTTTTTTTGTATCTCTCATTGAAATCATCTGCTTTTTTTTGTAACACCGCCAAATCCTTTTGAGATACCTTTGCTCCCCTTGATGTAGATGCATCACCTTTCGCTGTTCCCTTTCCTTTCGGAGATGGATTCGGAGTACCTGATTTCGGAGCTTTTGGACTTTTTCTTATACCACCCCTCGGTCCAATTTCAGCCAATTCCTCCGCATCCATTTTTACGCATTTATGCTTTTTATAATCTTTCTTATAACCTGGAGGACATTTATATTTTTTTTGTAAATTATGTTCCTCGCATGCCATATACCAAGTTTTTCCCTCAAAATCGTGGGTGTGAAATCCATCACATCCAATATCCTGAGCAGCTTTTTCAGCCATCTCTTGACTGGAATAAGCTAATCTATCATCTATTATTGCAAGCGTATCACTAATTATTTTTGATTCTAATTCGATCTCTCCAATTTCTTTTAATTTACTTTCGCTCCATTGCTTAGCTGATAAGCCACCCCATAAAAGATATGATATAGTTCCACATGCCTTTGAATCATTTGGATCGTAATATTCCTCAGCTCTCGATAAAAATGAGTACATTCTTTTGATCGTATTTACTGAAATTTTATCCCCAGCTGCTAATTGCTGAGCTCTCAATTTTCCGATCTGAGTAGCACATTTATTTTCAACTTTTTCATTCAAATCAATCCCCTTTTGAGCATTATTTCTCACACCTTTTGGATAATCATTATAACTTTCTAAAGTGATTTTTTCGCCCGAAAGTAAACTCACAATCTGATTGATCATTTCATCAGCCTCCTCAATTTCTACTTTGCTTAATTCTTTTAATGATTTTTCTTTTGATTTCATCATTCGATCAGACATAAAAGCCTCAATACTAAAACCTTTAATTTTGCCTGTTTTTACATAGTCATTCCAAATTTTATCATTATCGACTTTCATTGAAATCATCCACGATCCGATTGGCACTTGTAATCCATAATGCCTAGACTTATCTTTTTCACTTTCGACTATCCAAGATTCTACAACTGTTAATCCCTCAACATCTAAATCATGCTCCAAAGTAGCTTTGGATTGATTTCCATTTTTAAAAAACATCTGAGATGCTTTTCGGACTGTATCTTTATTAAAAAATATGTAATAATCCTCCTCCTTACTTTTTCGAAAGATCGGTTTATTAGGAACTAAAGCTGCTCCGATTAGCAATTTTTTTTCTTTATCTTGTTCAGCGAATTTATATTCCTGATTTTTTAATGCGATGAAATCTTCTTCAATCGCCCCGTTTTCCACTACTGAGATGGCAGTTATTCCCTGATCATCTTCATCTAAAATTAATTCTACTATTTTCATAATTATCCTATTGATGCTTGTTCAACTATATTTCTATCTAAAGCCTGTGCATTTGTAACATCATTGCTCACCACAAATGCCTTGACTGGTTTTTCCTCATTTTCTCCTAGTGCAACTGCAAGCTGATTTTCAGGTGCAGATCCAACCACGTTAAATGCAGGTGGAGAGCTCTGTTGCACATTTGGAGCAGGAGCACTTCCCCCTCCGCCACCACCACCACCACCGATTGTTGGAGTAGATTTTATTGCAGATATATTTTTTGCTGTGAATGCTGCTGCAATCCCTGCTTGTATAAATGGATATGGAGGAAAAAATGCAGTGATCGGACTATTCTGTGCGGTTTTAAATGCATTTATCGTAGCCTCAACGCCTGAAATTGTTGCTTGAGCTATTGCAGCTGCCTTTCCTATTGCAGATCCTTCCCCTGCTAATTGGACTATCCTTCCCAGCGTAGCCTTATCCTGTGCCTTTGCCTGTTCTTCAAGCATTTTTTGCCTAGCCTTATCTTGATCCTCAGCTGTTTTTTTAATAGCTCTTGCATTTTTATCTAAAGCAATCAATTTTTGCTCAGATTGAAATTTGAAATCTTCAAATGCTTGCTCCGCATCTATCCTCGCCTGAGTTCCAATTTTGTAATTTTCAATTTGATTGAATAATCTTTCGCCTTCAATTTCCTGCTCCTCTAAAGCAATCATTCGCAATTGCTCTATTCTATCAGATTCATTTTGAATTAGCTCTGCATTTGCATTTTTACTATCAAATAATCTACGATTAATAGACTCCGCCTCAGTAGCATCTCGATCAATTAATTCCTGCCTCAATGCCTCCTCATTAATTCTTTGCTCAGATAAAAATCCATTTATATTTTCCTCAACATCCGCACGATTTCTACGAGCCTCCACCAATGCAGTTTGTAATTCAATATTACTTTTATCAATTTCTAAATTTGCCTGTGCTTTTCGGACTATTTCATCAGCATTTTTTAGCTGCTCAGTTTGCTGATCTAACAAAATATCTTTTAACCTTTCATTTGCAGCAATTCTATCTTCAATCGATAATCTCAAATCATCTCTGATCTGCCTTTCATCCTCTGCTGCTTTTTGATTTTGGAATTGCAATAAATCATTGGTTGCCAAAAGTAATTCTGACTTTGAATTCAATTCAGTAATTTCTTGAGCAGCTCTTAATGTTTCACTCGCATAATTACCAACGCTTTTAGTAATTTTTTCTAAGCTTTTATCTGTGCCTGTATAAACATCAATGACTTCGATTCCAGCTTGTTTTATAGTTTCAAAAGCTCCTGAAAAATTCCCTTCAATTAATTTAGAAAATGATTCACCTACCAATCCAAAAACTTGCATCAATTCATTGAATCTATTGATTACACCCTGGATCACTGAATCTTTAAGCTCCGTAAATGTAGGAATAGAAAAATCACTTACAAATCCTACAAGATCATTAAAAACAATTTTCAAGCTATTCATTGCAGTACTCAAAGTATCTACAACTGTTTGATTGCTCAAAAATAATTCTGTTAATTTTTCAAATATAACAGCACCTGCTTTGAACAATCCTCCAGTGAGAATTGCACCTATTCCTGAGAGAGCTTTTCCTATGCCACTGATCCCCTTGGATGTTTGCTTAGATTCTTTATTTATATCTTTAACACCCTCCTCAATCTGCTGTAATTTTTTATTAAGATCAGCAAATTTAGCCTCTAATTCTACAACTATTTTTTCCGCCATTTTTTCAAACTTGTAATTTTAACCACTTCACTCCAGCTTTTTGGAATCTTATTTTTTCCTAAAGCAATATTAATCTGATCCCCTTTCAATTTATTTTCTTTTGCTATTTGCAAAAGATCAATTACATCCTTTATTATCATATCAAAGGTCTTGTATTATCAATTCTTACTAATTCACTATCTATCGTGACAAATTCCTGAGTAATATTTTCTGCTATCTCATCTTGATCCTCAACAAAAATCACATCAGATATTACATTTATAAGCTCCAAACTACTCAATCCAGTTTCAAAATTAGTTGTAATTGTATTTATTTTATATGTATTTGTAAAAATCACAATTATATCCTGCAATTTTAGATCTGATATTACTGAAATCGGAAGATATGCTTTTACTTTTGTGAGCCTTCGATCTAGCTTGAAAGTATCAACGATATAAGTTTTATAATATGTTTCAAACAAAGTGTTTTTAAAAGCTTTTGCTAAATACTCACCCCTTTCAGAATTGAAATGCAAGCTTGGAGATTGCAAAGTTGTATCAGTTGGATCAACCTGATTTGATGGAATGTAATAATTAGTTTTCGTGGTTTTTGTAGATGTATCAATTTGAATCGATATCTCAGTTCCACTAGTAACCTTATGAGCATAAAAAAGCAAAGGTTTACCCACTACGCTTGACTGATCTAGATCCACACTCCATCCCCATTGAATTGTCGTAGCTGTTCCACCAGTTACATTAAACAACCTTTCAAATTTCATGTGCTCAAAAGGCAATTCAATCGAATAACTCCCCTGACCTAAATCCTCCTCACTTCCATCATCATTTACCACTGGACTTTTAAAGTGTAATGTTCCCCAAATATCATTTTCTTTTTCGTGATGAGATGCAGCAAAAAATGTTTCTTGACCTTTAAAACCTAAATTAATTTGATTATAAGGCATTATCGCATTTACTTCGGATGATTTTTTATCTAAATGCTTAGTAATATCATGACTCTTAGTAGAACTCGCATAAAAATTATCAAGTGTTTGCACCTTTATATATTTTCCTGTCTGAGCCACCCCATTATCAGTATCCAATTTCTGAGCTGTTAGATTAAACATCTGAAAAAGACCAGTCAGAAAATCAATTACTTTAATTTCAGGAATCTCCCTGGATGCATTAAAATTCCCTGCTGTGGATGATGTAGCCGATCCAGTTGCTTTAAAAGCCAAAGTCCTTTTACCCCCAAACGTTCTACTGACCACCTCTATAACCTCTATTTCTAGAGTAAACGTAGCTGCCTGAGTTGCTGCTGTTTCAAAATGAAAAGTGTATAATTTATTATCATTTGGCAATTCCATCTCTTGAATCACGCTGCTATCCGCTGATCCTGTGATTTCAGCTGAACTAAAAAATTCAATATCATTATGCCTTATTATGAGAGTATAAACAGATGAATCCCCAGTTGTTACTCTAACATGCAGCACTCTCTTTACTGTTTTAGTGCTTTTAATTACTCTATTTCGAAAGCCTAAATGACTCTGCCCTGCAAACTCGTTATTTGATACTCTTATGAATTGAAAATCACTAAAATTTTTGATTGTTAATTCTTTTCTTTGATTATCTGCATCCTCTATGATATTACCCTTTCTGCGATGCATCCACATATACAAATTATAAAATGAGGAATTTGTTTTTGAAAAAAAATCTGTGCTAAATTTAAAACCATATTGATCCTCAATTGCTCTGACAATATAATAAACACGAATAGCAGGTTTCAATTGCTCAAATTTTACACCCTTTACATTTGATCCAACGTGAAGATTGCCCGATCCAGCTGTATCATCTCCGCTATTATAAATCAATCTTTCTGTGTGTGTAATTAAAGGAGTAAGAATAACATCAGTAAATGATTCGCCCATCCTCAAAACATTGATGGGAGTTTCCATCATATTAATTATGCTTGTAGATGTGTAATCAATATCTATATTTTTAAGATGAACTAGAGCATCTAGCTTATCCTCACCTACTAAATCCTTCAATTGAATTGTATCACCGAAAAAAGTAACCCTGTAATTTTCAGGCTTATTATTTTTCATTTGGACACCTTCCAACTTTATCTGCCCTTTTTTAAAAGGCTTGTAATTCAGATGTAATATCGAATCCTGTTTTTTTCTGCCATCGAATCCTAAAATATTAAAATTATAAAAATGCTTAAATATTTTATTATTAGTTTTTGATGCAGGAACATTAAAAGTCTGAGTGAAATCAACAAAAACCTTTTTTATATCTCTGAGATTTTGAATTGACTGAGTAAGACTTATAGATTCGTTATCGTGTAAATCAACTTGCTCATCATTAACATAAAGCTGCAATCCCTGTGTTTGCATTATCTCACATTATTAATTTTATTGAAAGCAAATTCTATATCAATAGTATAATTAATTAATCTATCATTTAAAGTTGTTTTTTGCACAAATGACTTTGATTTTACGATCACAGGCAAAGTTTTGCTATCCATCCTTATATAAACATTTTCCGAAAGAAACAGCTCCTCAATTGCACTAGTAAAATTTTCAACGATAAATCCTGTATTTACTTTCAGATTTGATTTCGCATTTGTGTTGTATCTCTGCTCTTGACCTTCATAAGTATTGTAGGTGATTGTAGATTCATTGACTGTATTGACTTTATATCTTTCATCGCTTACATCAAACGTTTCAACACTCTTTTTAAACACCCATAAATCCTGGTAAGCTCCATGTTTATTTACAAATGTTATTTTTAACGGAGTAAATTTAGGCTCGCACACATTATTCACAGTTATCGTTTTGACCACTGTTGTATCATCAGTGCCATATATAACCACATCATCAGTTGTATTTGCTGGAACAGTAATATATTGAATTTTTTGATTTGAATTCCCTGAATCTGTTACCTGAGTAGTGGTTGATCCAATTACATATTTACCCACACCCTCTGCAAATATTGGAATCTTTCCAGCAGTATCATCAGGCAAATAAATATTATCAGTAGTCAAAAGACAATTTAGATTATTTTGTGGATTGATTGCATCTTCAAAATACCCATATCCATCAAAAGCCAGGAAATTCTGTGTTGTAGTTCCCCCGCTGCTGAAAGTTAAATTTGTTTCACTATCGATTAAATCAGATATTACAGTTACCCATTTTGTAGTGGATGTATAATCATTATTAAATGAATGAGTAATGTAATCCCTTACCAGTTCTCCGATCTCAAATACTACATTATCCTCACTAGATAATTTTTCTTTCTGAATCGTATATCTAAGATCATTTGTAGCATCGTAACTCCCCGAAGTTCCGCTGTAAATATAAATTTGTATTTCTGCTCTTAATAGTGCCATAATTAAGTAAATAAAGGATAATCCCCTGTGTAAGTTGCCGATCCGCAAACGACTTGCTCAATCCTTTGCACGATTCCATCATTATCAATTTTTGCCATAAAAGCTACATTATCATTCGATCCCACCACTGTTCCCTCAGAATTAGAAAATCCGTAAAACAGATTTAACCCCTGGAAAGGCAATGTGCCCTGAGATATCTGTGCTCCGATATGATCATCAGGATTAGTTGAATTTACAGATGATGTAACTCTCACATTTGTTTCATAAAAAAATATTCCATCTTGATTGCAAACTGCAAGAGTAGAGGTAAATCCCTGTGATAAAAATACTGTAAATGCACCAACAGATACAGTTTCAGGAAACGACTGCTGCTTTACACTAGACACACAGGGCACATCAGTTGCACCTGCCGAGTATGCAACGCCACCGATATTTGCTGTAAAATTACTTGCTAAATCTACAAAATACGTTACACTCCGAGTTATCTCAGATCCGCTTTTATTTTCAGCATATCCCACCGCTGACGTTGAATCAAAATGAGAAAAAGTAGCTGCTGAGGATGGACTTATTGTTGGAATAGCTACAGTTCCATCAGGCAACACCCTTTTATCTAATATCATAGCACAAGTGAAAACTCTTGTATCTGTCGCCTTTTGCACTACTGTATAATAACAAACTAAAGGACTCGATGCAGTATTTGTGAAACCATTTGGAATAATCCATTTAACTCTCACAAATACATTACGATCTGATCCTGTTGAATTTGTCGGAAATATAGGACTCGTAGGAGAGCTTAAAACAGTGTATGTTTCGCTTGGGCTTATTGAATTTAAATTAAAAGCTACCTCCTGCGGCACTAATCCAGTTAAAAAAGAATTATAGTGTAGTACTCCATTTGCCTCTATTTCAGGTCCAGTTAAATCCACACCAGTTTCATTTGCTGATGCATCAGTTACACACGCTAGAGCATTTGTACACGCTGCTGCGATTGTGAATGAATTTGATGCAACTCGACATTGATCAGCTGCATTTTGTGCTGCCACTACAAAAGCATTTTGAGTACAATTTGATGATCCTATCGTGATCGTTAATGTGCTCCCTGATATTGATCCTCTTATTGAATTATTTTGACCTTGTGTTAAAAGATAATTATTTATCGATGCACCCCCTGCTGAGAAATAATCATTTAAATTCACAGTGATTGTTCCACTCTGATTTGTAAGACTTGGAATAGTACCTGAAAATGTTGGACAATTAGATCCGCCAGTTGCAACCGCCTTCACTGGTTGATTGGTAGTTACAGTACATTGAATTGTATTTGTGCCTGTGCCTGAATTAGTATAACCCGAAGGAATCAAAATTGTGTAAGTTACAGATCTTGATATCACTGAGCTAGTTGTATTTTCAGCAAATTTTGTATCTGATCTGCCTGTAATTTTACCATTCTGCAAAACAGGCTCAGTAATTAACCCATAAGCATCAACCTGAAAATTTTGGGGATTTGCCATGAATTTATTTCCAGTACATGCAAAAGTTCCTAAACTCTCAGTGGGTGCTGTAAAGCTTAAATAATAAGGTGATCTAGCATTTATTTTTGTGCTCATTTTTTTGTAGTAAATTCTTTAAATTTTTTCTTAATATCTAAACCGAAAGCCTTATTTAATTCATCAGGGAGATTTCTATATTCCTCATCAAAAGATCTCGAAAAGAAAAATTTACCTGGAATCCCTTTATTCCATATTTTCCGAATAATAAGAAAGGCAGTTGAATCATAACTCAAAAATTTTCCATCTTTTGATCTAAATTGAAATCCTTTATTCCTAACATATTTTTTAATGCCCTGTGTTAATCCCTCTTTTGGTCCTGTTCCACTTCCAAACTTATAAATCGATTTGACTTTACGATTCATTCCCGATACCCCTTGATCAACAAATTTTGCATAATTTATATCCATCATAAAGGGAAATTTTACACTTATAGAATTCTCAAAAACATCGACCTTTCCATTGATTGATTTGTATAATTTTCCAGGCGTAGATCTATATTTTTGAAATTTGTATTTTCTTAGAAATCTTTTTTTGGATTTCCTTACAACTTCATCCTTAAAATTTTCAAGGATCTCCCTTGTATTACTTAGATCTCTTAACATTTTGTCATATCATTTTTCATATTGATTGTAAAATCAATTGAGATGCCTCCCAAATTATTCTCAAATCTTTCTACAAAAGGCTCAGCAGAAAATGATCCTTCCAACTCATAATCTTTATTTAATGAATCTGTCCTAGCAATCATAGCTTGCAACCTCGCTGCAATATTTAGCATATTATTTAAAACATCCAATTCATTATTATTTCCACGAATATCATCCGATACTGTATTTTTCGAAAAATCAATTATATCCATGAGCAATATACTCACATTGATTCCGATCCTTCTTGTTTGAATATCCATTGACTCAATGATCATGTGAGCCAGGGGAAATATTGTGATCTTTTTTAGATCTACATCATCAATTCCTCCGTAAGTAACTTTATTGATAAATGGCTCAGCAATCAAAGTGCTTTGTACATCATCGATGATCTTAAAAAAATTATTCATAATGTTTTTACAAATATTGGTGTTAACAACTCATTCTCCTCCATTTTAAGCTGTGCAAAATCTTCAAGCCAATCAAGAGCCTCATCAAAAGTAACATCATTATCGCTTTTCATTATGCAATCAATGCCTTTCCAAAAATCATAAATTGCAACTTTAGGATTTGAACAAGTTACTCCAATCAGTGCATCATCAAATCCATCTGATAAAACAATCTCCTCGCTATCATCTAAAAAATTCCTCTCATAAAGAGAATCAATAATTTTTGTTTTGTCTTGCATTTTTTATCATTTGCTTTTCCAAATCATTTTTTTCTTTTTCAAAAGCCAGCCATGTTAAACACTGATTGATATTTAATTTTTCAACTTTTTCAATTTCACTTATTTGACCTTTGCAAAGACTCCATAAGGATTGAAACCATCCCCATTTTTCTGAAAATCCTGCATTTGCATCATAAGATCTTGACTCCTCTTTTTTCGAGAATAGCGAAGGATAACTTTCAAAAGTTCTTTTCTTAAATTGTAAAAAAAAAACACTGATCCAAAAGCAGCATCAAGCGGCATTTTTTTCATAGTATCATCAATATTTCCATCGTAATCCTCAATCAAATATGATCCTCTGAATTTTTCTTTTACTGGTCTATACAATACCCTCATTGCTTTATGCATTGTTTGCCAATCAGCAAAATAAGTATCTGCATCTACATACTCACCAAAAGTCATTTCACTCAGCTGAGGATGGAATCCATATTCTTTGCCATTGATTTTGAATATATTGATCAATCTTGGCTTTTCATCAAACATTTTGGATAATTTACTTATCACATTCTTGATTGATGAATATTTAATTTTATCGACATCCTGCAAAGGAATGCCGCAAAATATCTCAACCATTTTTTTATACATAAAATCCTGATTGGATTCCTTCACATTTATTTTCGAAAATTTTTGATATTGACCTAAATTGATCTCACTTAATTTCGTAGGCACAATAATTTTTTGACTTCTCATAATATATATAAAACGTATTTACATGCTCACATCGGTCTAGCTTTTTACAAAATATGATATTCCCCTTGATACGGATTTGATAATTGAAAACCAATCGCATACCTCATAGCATCGATGCAATGACAAAAAGCATCTATCGGAGTCTGACTTTTTTTCTCTAGCCAAACATACTTTTTTAATTCACTAATTAAATTTTTACTTTCAGGATCAACAATAATCTGATAATCTTGCATCATGCTGATTCCAAAATTTACTGATCCCTGACCTTTGATTGATGATTTTATATTTGATGTTTTTGACAATTCTAAAATCAGCCTTTTTTCTGCCGAATCCCCAATGATTAAATTATCTCCAGCAAATCGCTTGTTCAGCTTTGCAATTTCTGATGTAACGAGATTTGATTTATAAAAACATTCTTTTGCATAAATTATTTTTCTCTTTTTATCAATAGACGTTTGCACCAAAGTTGTAGGATCATTCATTCCATAATCTTGACCAAACACAGATTTTGATACCTCTTTAAATTCACCCTCAATCCAATTTTGAAATACTGCCCCTGACAATTTGCCAACTTCTCCCAATCCATAAACTTGATACCAATTTTTAAAAAATTCATTCCCCTGATCTGCTTTAGCTTTTGCTTTTTTTATTTCTTTTATTGCAGCAGCAGGAGCTAAATATTTTCCAAACCCCTCTGATTCTTTATCTACATTCAAACTATCTTTATAAGTAAGAACGATCCAATCTGTATCGGGATCATCTTTTAATTCAGTATGTGCCCAAAATTCAGCAGTAGGATTGAAATCTAGAATTATAAAATCATTCGTTCGAGTAGCCAATTGCAAATATGTTTCATAACTCAAAGCATTTGCCTCATTACAAAAAAGAATATCTCTCCTTGCACCTCTCAATTTAGATTCAACATCAACGGAAAAAAATTCCAACGTAGATCCATTATCAAACTGATATTTCATTGTGGATTTATTAAATTGATTTGGATAAAATTGATTTACCGATTCCATGATTTTCAACCAATCTTTCATCGCTCCCCTTCTCAAATGTGGAATCGTCTCAGAAACAATTGAGCAATCCTTTTTTACAGTCATTAAATACACACTCAGATAAGCCAAGATTGAGAACGTCTTAGATGCACTTGTTCCCCCTTGTACTACCCTGATCCTTTTTTTTAGATCACGAATCTTCTCTAGTGCCCTTGTAAATTGGAACATCAAAAAACGGAAATTCTTTTGGACTTATATCAATTTGCTCTTTTGCCTGCCCATACCCTGAATCAAGTAAGGCTTTGTATGCATTTACATCGCCATTTCGCATTTTTTTAATCAATGCCAGCGTTCCAATATCTTCTTGACTCAACATCTCCTCCTTGCTAGATATTGGATTTACAATTTTGCTTTTAGTGGATAACCATTTTCTCGCAATCGTAGATCTGTTTTTTGAGCCTTTTGGTCTACCACTTGGATTTCCTGATTGACCTTTTGCCCAACTCTTTAAATTCTCTTTATTTGCCATTTTAAAATCTATAAAAAACTGTTAATTCCTCATTTCTAATTTTTCTAACCGAGTATAAATATCTCTGATCTCCTTTTTCCAAGATAAAACAATTTGGATTATCTGAATGATTTAAAAAACCCCCTAGAGGAGTTCTTACAACCCCAAACCTTTTTTTAAATACATGAGTAATTCCAATACAAACTCCAGGATCTATTTCATTTATACAAAATAATCCTAATCCATGTATTTTGCTTTTTTGAATTGTAAGCATATCAGGTAATGGTCTGTAATTATTTCGATAATCTCTCACTGTTTTTTCACTGTTTTTTTAAAAATTCAATTTGATTGTAAATTCATTTTTTCTTTTTTTTACTTGACTGATCATAGATGGATATAATTTTATGAGATCTTTTATTGCTTTTTTTTCTATCGCCACAGTTCTATAATCCTTACAGCCTCCATCTTTTTTCCAATGATTATTCTCCCAATATAAATATCTAATTCCTAAAAGACCTCCTTTTTCCTTTATGTGCCTTAGACATAATTCATAATCTTCTTTTACGGGAAAGCTCTCATCGAAAAGATATTCTCCATCATTTATGATTCCCATGCAACTCCCCAAAGCGTAAGTTTTAAATACTATCGGTTTATAACAATAGTATGATTTTGTGGAGCTCTCTGTTTTTAATCCCCAAATTTTATAACCTAACTGATTACACAAATCAAAATTTTTTTCAAATTCATCAATCCAAAAATTCTCATCATTTATACGATTATGCTCAACATTATTTTTTTTTACATCAATCCATCCTGCTTTGATCACATCATCATCTAACATTACAACCTTCTCATCCTTGCAATTTTTTAGTATCCAATTTCTAGTTTTAGTAATCCCTTGGATTTTTTTTGGAATGCCAACGATATTTTCAACGTAATTTTGATATTGATGCACTTCACTCTCAGGAACAAAAAATGTACTTTTGGATATTAGCTTATCAGTTGTTGTAGATCCAGCTCTGCTTTTACTGGGAACTGCTATGATCATAAATTCTTTTTTTAAATTCATTCCAATAGATTACTCTTTCCAATCCTGGTTTCTCAAAAGCACTCCCCTTTTTATAGCCTCCCCTAGCTACCATCTTTAATTTCAATGTTTCTTTAAGATCTTCCCACTCGACTGAATTAGGATCTGCCATGATCAATATATATTCTTTGGGAGGATCTAATTGAACAGATTGAGTAATTTCAATTTCCTCATCATCATCAAGTAAATCGATTTTTTTATCGAAATCAAATTCATAACCCCAATCTTTTAATTCATCTTGATCCCATTCATTCGCTAAAATATCATGATTCCACTCCCCGAATCTGACATTATCTTTAATGATAAACTCTTTTTGCTTTTCCTCTGACCATTGAGCAATATCAATCCAAACTTCTTTCATTCCTGCCTCTCTCGCAGCTCTCAATCTCATATTACCTCCCAAGCAATATAATTGCTCATTTACAACTATTGGTCTTTTTTCCATCATTTCGGGAAAATCTTTCAATGACCTGACCAAATCTCTAAATTTTTCATCTTTGATCACTCTTGGATTATCGGGATGAATTCTTACTTTATTGATCTTAACCAGCTTTTTCATACTCTTTGACTTTCATTCTTAATTCCTCTAGTATTTTGTATCTTTTTGTGCTATCAAGCTGAGATAAATAAGTTACAGGCTTTGCATCTGCTGGATTTACTCGATTATAAATATAGATTATCATATCTCTATCCTCAAAGGAATTTATTTTTTTGCCATTATAAGATTCAAAAAAATCTAAGAGCCATTCAAATTCTGATGGTTTTAAAAACCCTTTCGAAGGCATCCATTCATTTAAAGCTTTTTTTCTGCCACCGCAGCCACAATCTTTTTTTGTAACCTCAGAAACCTTATCTACAACCTTTTTTATACCCGTAGGCTCTGTAATATACTTTTCAATTTTATCTCCAAGTCCTCTAGTCTTTCCAGTACTCATTTTGATATTTATCTTTAATTTTAATTTTACATCTTTTCACTGTTCTATATATAGTCGATATCGAAAGCCTTGTTTTTTTGCTCATCGTAGTTTTATTCATTCTAAATTCATATCTATAAAGCTCAAAAACTTTTTGATCAAACCAGTAAAATGTTTTCACAAAATCATCGATTTGCTCTTGAAGTGATTTCTTTTCAATTATTATTTCATTTGGATCTTCAATCATTTTTTCCTTATCTTTTTTTGAAAGAGATGCATAATCGAATCTCACATATTTTTTCTCCTTTCTTAAAAAATCAATATACATATTTTTAGCAACTGTATAAATCAAACTCATTTTTCCTGAAATATAACGATCGACAAATTTTATAATTTTATCAGGATCATTTTCAATTTTTTCCATTTCATTATGTATTTTGAGGAAAAGATCATGAGTAATATCTTCATGAAATTTTGTTTTTTTTTGAAAATAATGATCCTCTATATTATTCACCAAATTTTTTATTTGATCATATTTACTGTAAATAATTTTTATAGCCTGATTCTTATCCATTTTTAGATTTATATTTTTGGATTACATCTATTAAGAACTGCTTATCCCATTTATATCTCATTCTTTTCAAAACATCAGCAGTAAGCTTTAGAGCTTCAAATCTTTCATTACCGATGCGATCAATAATATTTCGACTATATTCAATCAATGCTCCATGTAAAAAGTAATTACATTGCACACATTGCCCATGCACATTGTCCTCATTAAACCTCAATCCTGGGTGTTTCCCAGCTGAATAAAAATGACCAGCCTGCAATGTTGTAAATCTTCCGCAGCTTATGCAACATTTATCCTTATCTCTTTCTCTTATGTATTTATGAAAGTGCTTAGCAGCAATTTTTTTCAACTGAGGAACTGATTTTTTAAGATAAATATTGACTCGCAATTACTTTGATTTTTTTCGAAGTTACAAAAAAAAAGGCAACACCACTGTTGCCCTTTCATGCTTGGATCTAATCACAAAAGAAAACCCCCGCAAAATTAATTAAGACTATGGAGAGCAGCGGGGGTAAACCAAACAAAAATTAACCAATAAAAAAAATATTCTAAAAGGGCAGATCGCCCTCAATTTCGTCTAATTTAATTAAATTTACGTTATTAAAAAATTTTCCAGGATCTTTCTTGCTTTCTCTGCTGGATATTTCTACCGAAAGAATATAATCTTTTCCCTCAATAGCATCTCTTAAAATATTACTATACATCCCAGCACCTTCAATGTAAAACATTTCATCGTATTCCGAGCTCTCTCCTTTTAACCTAAATAAAGCAGGCTGAATCTCAAACTTCCCATCAGCACCAACTTTTTTTAATTCTAAAATTTTATGCAATTTACCTTCTAATTGAAACCTCATAATTGTCTTGCTAATTCTTGTTTTTGATTTACATATTTTCTTACAACGCTCATAATTTTTGGAGGAGTAATTGAATATTTAAAATCATCAGATTCCCCACCCACTATCTTATTAAAAATTACTCCTAAATCAACTAATTTAAGATAATAAAATTCATTTGATAATTGATTGACTAAAAATTCTACTTGATTATTGGATAATTGATTTTCTAATTTCAAGCCGAGCATATCATTCATATTTTTAAAATATATTTTTAGAGTAGCTTTGAGCACTTTATAACCCTGATCCTTTTTCAAAGACACTAAAGACATGCTTTTAGTTTTAATCGCCTTTCTTACATCAGTAACCCCATACGTATTTTGAACTAATTTTGATAGCTCTAATTTACTTGAAGGATTCTCGGATGTAATCATCTGTAATTCTGCTTTGTTTTTCATAAATTTGTGTGTTTAAATTAATTTCATCATTCCAGGATTTATTGTTCAAATAAGTAGCTGGATGCTTTCTATATTTTTTATCAGGTGTTGCATTGACATAAATTTGCACTGCCTCAAATATCTTCAATTTTTCTTTGATTTTTATCTGTTTCCATAATTTTTCTGCTTTTACTTTTCCGACCTTGTAATCATATAAATTCCAAAAATCTTCGAAAGTAGGGAAAATTTCAACTTCATTTATATTTATATCTTCATTTTCATTTTCATTTTCCATATGTTTAACATATGATTTACTAGTCTTTTTCTTATGATTATCAAGTGATTTTTTTACTTTTTTTACCTTTCCTAGCCTATTATTTCTCCTAGATTCACTGAATTTTTTTCTTTTAATCATCTCATCTTCGAGCCTGGGATTGTAAAACAACCCCTCAGCATCTTTCTGAAATTTATCAAAAACAATTTTATCGTACTCTTTACAGATATTAAGCATCTCCTCTTTTGATAATCTGCCTTTTTGATGCTGACAACATAAAAGCCGCACATATTTACCCACTTGCTCATCGCTCATGAAATAAGATCCTGTAAGAAAATCAGATGAATAAAATAAGAAAGCTGGATCTTTACTCATACTTTTCAACAATTTGCCTTTTTTGGAAAGATTCTTGCATTGAAATAGCATCATAATACTCTTTCCTGACTGACTCTGATGAATTATTGATAATATTCAACAATTTCCAATAATAACGATCATCAACTGATTCAGAATCAATTGATCTAAATCTTAGAAAAAGGAAATCAGCAAGCTTTTTGAAATGTTTTTCATTCGAATAATATGCATCGAATTGATTAATATGATGCTTTACAGTAGCATGATCACGATTTAAGTAATTACCAATAAGAGCCAAGGTTATCAAACTATGCCTTTTCTTAACGTATTTACAAAATATCCTTCGTAAATCGACAATATTTTTTTTCCTAGATTCAGATTTAACATCGATATTGAATTCATCATTTATTGTATTATCTAAACCCTCCATGAAATAAATATATTCCTTTACTTTCGGACAAGGCTTCCTGGAATTAAAATCCTTCCCCCTTAGTCGATAATTTTCTAAATCATTGATTCTCATCTTTTTTTTCTAAAATTAAAGAATCAGATCTAAATTTCAAAACTCCAAGATGCTTGATCTCCCCATCTGAATCAATCCAGCAGGGAATCATATTATCATCCTTAATCAATTGAGTATTTTTATCTATCCCATCAATTGCAGCTTTATGCTTTGATTTCAAATCAGCTAATTCCTTTTCTTTCTGTAAAACATCAGGACAATTGGAAAAATCATAATACTTTGCTCCATTTCTTTTGCTGAGCTTATATTTACCAAATGTAAAATCATTTTCAATTAACTCATCATGAGTGAGAGATTTATGTTTTTTTAAACCTTCATCAATCCTTTTTTGAAATGCTTTATAAACTAAGCTGACAAAAGCAGCTGAGAATCTTCCGATTTCAACTCCTTCATCCATAATATCAAAAAATGTGTTTGTTGTAGCCAATTTTATCATTACATCATTCTCAGGCAATTTATCTTCGATCGGCTTATCGAATTTAGGATATTTTTTTTGTGAATTCATTTTCAATTTCTTTTAATTTATTTAAAACTATATTAGACTCATTAATAATTTCAGATTTGTGGATTGAATCATTTTCAATCACATCAATAATATATTTCATTTGTGAAATACAGAATGCTACTCTTTCATAATTATCGAAATTTTGATCCTTGACCTCTAAATATTTATCTCGATAATAATCATCGTACGGATTAATTATTTTTTGCGACATTTTCAATCATTTTTTCTTTAAATAATTCAGTATTTATATTGATCATATTTTCATGGATGCAGCATGGATGATCAAGATCTAATCCATAACCAATAAAACCATCCTCACCCTTTTCATTTTTTGCTGGAATCGGCACTCTTACATGATCCTTTATCAGATAAATAAAATATGCCCACATTTCAGGAGTAGAATCTCTCCAAAAATCTATTACTTTGTGATATTTATTTTGATTTTTTTTAGCTGCCATTTCTCTTATCTTTAATATAATCAAACATTTTTTCACTCCATAAAAGCATATCATCAAGCTTAATTTTTTCATGACAAACTAGATCCTTTGCATACGATAAGCACATAGTATCGTAAGGAATTGCATTGCTTTTTCCATTTGAAAAAGATTTGGGAGTATATTCAAATTTTATTTGATTATATCCAGCTTTGTTTTTTACCATAGAATAGCTTACTAGCTCTCCTATATTTTTTTTATTTGATTCGGATTTATGACTTGCACTTCCGACATCTCCATTTTCAAATTCGTACTCGAATCGATAAAATGTTTCTCCGTTTTTTTCCCAAGTACCATCGCCCTGAGCTTTTACTATTTTACTTTCTTTCATGTGTTTTGATTTAAATTAATAATTAACTAAAAAGGGGGTGTTTCCACCCCCCTCTATTTTATTTTTTATCTGAAAACATTTCTTTCATTAATTCCATCATTCCATTAAATTCATCATTAATGCCATCTTTTTCATATTCATCAAGTTGAGAATATTTTTTCCCGTAAATATCGTAAGCCAATTCGTTTTTAATCTTTTTCATAATTTTATTTTATCAAGTTGGTTATATATTTCATTTAATGAAATTTCAATTTCAGATGAGGTCAAACTGGTATGCATAATTTTAAGTGTAATTATTTTAGCCATACATTTACCTATTTGACTTGCTCTTTCCATTCTCGGATCTAAAACAGATTGATTAATCTTAATTGTTTGAGATTCAGTAGTATTGTTCATTTTGTTAATTTTTGTTAATAATTATTCAACAAATATATAAAACTTTTCAACAAAACAAAAAAAAGATAAAAAAATTTTAGAGCTGCATAAGAATATTGATTGGAGTCTCCCCCCCATCAATTACAATTCCGCATCCAAGAGCTTGACGTTTAAAGTTTTTAGCGTAAGCGACTGCATAAGATTTTATATCGATACCGCATCCAATCTGCATTCCAAAAACTCTGAATTTTTTTCCTACATACCACATCACCCCTGCATCAGTGTGATGATGACCGCAAACCGAGGAAAGCATATTTTGCCGAGCTTTCATAAAAGCTTTTGATCCTTCTCCATGCTCATATAAAACCCCATCATATTCAATTGATTCAACCCAATTCCAGTTTTTTGTGCCTAAAACATCATTATATCCTTTGATCCATTTGCTTGGAACTCCAGCAGTAAACATTTTTCTTGCATGCATACGATCATGATTGCCAACACAAACATCAGCATCAGGAAAAGCATGATACCAATCTTTAATCTGATTTATAGCTAAATTAAGCTCATCTCCAGCACTCATACCATCAGGATCGTGCTCATGATAACTCCATCCATGAGAATCAATTAAATCACCTATAAATATCACTTGATTTAAATTCCATTTTTGATATGTATCGATGCAAAAATGTAAGTAATCGGGATGTGTAAAAGGAGCATGTAAATCTCCTATGATTAAAATTCTGCGATCTTCTTTTGTGAAATAATTATATGCAGCTAATTTATTTCCTGATAACCTCGGTCTGTGTGAACTCATTTATGCATTTTATTTCCAAATACTTTTTCACTTGATCTCCCCCCAAAATATGCTAGAAAAACGATTTTAAGCAGTTCTGCGACAGTTTCAAGCTCTCCTAGACCATAACACCACCCCAATATAAAAGCTATCGTTAAAAACGCTAAGGTTAAAGGTCTTACATTTTGACTGAGCCATGATCCTGATCTTGCATCCGCAACCCATCTTCGAGTAATCCCATCAAATTCATGAATCTCTTTATCTAATTCTTTGAGAGCAATCTGTTTATCAGCCTCACTAAGCTCCGATCCCCCGATGATGCTACGAATGACACCGCTCGCAGGGGTACTATCAAGCAAGCTACCAATAACGCCAGGAATTTTCGAAAATAAAAATTTGCCAACTTTTGTGTCTTTTAATTTTTTACTCATTTTTTTGCAGGCTTATTCCGACCTTTTTTCTGTGCTCTTGTACAATGAGAGTATTTGCCCCTCCTATTTAACGACTTGCCCATATATCAAGCGTATTTCCCACAGTATTAGTAAGTCCACATGACATTTTGAGCTTTTGCCTCATCATTATCAGCATGTACAAACGAGTTGCTGACACCGAGTCTAGTGAATCCAGCCTCAATAAGCGATCTAACAATAACGAATCTCTCTCTTGAATTACTCGCTGCCACATCAACCGCTTTTCCAATGCAATGAGAGCTTCCCTCTTTTCCTCCGACTGCTTGATTTCTCTCGATACTTCTCCAGCCGCTATTGATTCTAAACGGGACACTGCCTGAAATCCTGCGAGCCTCATCGAGCATGAGCAGCAACTCAGGATCCATGTAGCTACCACTACCAGGCACATCAGGGGAATCAAATTCCTCAAGTTTAAAATATTTTAATTCCATAAATCAATAAATAAAAAAATATAATTGCTATAAGTAATACAGTTAGTTGAACTGTAAGATCTTTTTCATCCCACCACACTATAAATTTATCTTTCAATTCTTTTAAATATTTCATTGTTTTTCTTTTTCACATTTATTTTTACAACCGCATTTGCCACTTTTACAATCATCATAATTCAATGTGTTATTCAGCAGCAATCGATCTATTGTATCATCTTGAAGTTTTATGACCATACTTTCCAGCATATCTTTTGATGATACTAGCATTTCAATTTTTGTTTCAAGAGATTGTATTGTTTTTTTAGCCTCTTGCAACTCGTTTGGTCGAGTTCCAGTTATCGTTGATATGATCATTGCTAGACTTGCCGCCAGCATTCCCACTAGCGTAGTAAGTAGATCTCTGTTAGTTTGCGGTATCTCGTATTGAGTAAGATAAGCCATAATTCCGACAATCATTCCAAAGATCAAAAGACTGCCAAAAAAGTGACGAATATCACGAGCTACTCCATTTGTTGGTATCTTCATTTCTCGTAAGGTTTTGAGATTGGTCTATAATAAGATGCAATACGTTCCTTGATACGATTCATTCTGATTCCTTGTATTTGATTTTGCCGAAATGATATACCAAAAAACATATTTTATTTTTTTAAAGCCTTATAGATTTGAATAACAGTAAAGGTAAGCGTTGCACCCATTACAAGCATTTGAAGTACAGAATTAATATCACTTAGACTAAAAGCCAAAGCAAATATGTTTGCCGAGTAAAGTCCAAATATTTTCATTGAATCATCCATATCATATAATTGCCATATATAAGTACGTTAAAGGTGATGCACCATTTATATTAGAGTTGTTGCCTTTAAGAGTAAACCCATCACTATCAAAACTTATATTTATATCACTTGCACTAAAATCTCCATCATTCAAATTCCAAAATAAACAAGTGTCTGTTTGAGGTGCATTAGTTGTATCTCTCCTATTATCATACACCATCCAATGCCCTGTTCCTGAATTTGATATTTTCTTTATCATTAGAAAACTTGGCTTAAATCCAACACCTGTAATTTGGTTTGTACTTGAATTATTCCCAACATAGGTGGCAATTTTTGAATATCCTGATACGCTATGAAAACAATAAGCTATCATTGTACCTGAATTATTAAATGAAAGTGAACTTCCAACTGTAAAAATTGAACTTGTTGGTTCTGTATTATCAAAAGCGGTTGATGAATTTGATTCAATAGCATTATCATTTAAAACTAAAAATTTATCTGCTGTTATATCCTCTGCATATACACCCCAATTATTTGTCCTTGTTCTTGCTTTCATAAGTATTAGTTCAGGTTTAGCACTAAGTCCGTGTCCAATAGTTGCACCTGTTCCATTACCTGTCCAAGATACTATACTAAATCCAGCAGCAGTATTTGCACTTACAGAACTTGCAATACTTCCATTACCATTTGAAACAGCCGCACCTCCACCTTTCCAAACCCAGCCAACATACCCACCTGTTGTGCCGCCATAAGTGCCGCCAGGTGCTCCGTTAAAACCATATAAACCATTTGAATCATCTGTTACAAAGAATCCATTTTCTTCAAATGATGTTAAAGTAAAATTTGGATAATTTTGTTCTGTATTAGTCGCATTTGAATTAATAGGTTTGCTTACACCCCTTACGCTATCAATTAAAGAATGGTTGCCCGTTGCATTTCTATTTTTTACCCAAACTAATCCACCATCTGTTTCTAAGTCCATACCTACATTAGAAATATATTGTGTTCCACCATTTCCAATATACGATACAGTTTTAAAATTACTTGTATCTGTTTCAGGTTTTTCGTTGTAAAGACTTGTTACATTTGCATCACTTAGTTGAGCATTATAAAAGCGAACTTGATCAATAAAACCATCTGTTTCTCCACCATTATTTGCAGTAACTCCCCATGAGCCTATTGCAAATGCTTGTGCAGCACTACCTAAACTTCTTGAAGAAGTAAAAGTAGTTTTACTATTATCTAAATAAACCGCACCGCTTGTTCCATTTAATGTTACAACAAAATGCGTCCACTTGTTATATTTTCCTACATAAGAAACAACATCATTAGCATGATAACCTGAATCTCCATCATTTACAGAAATTATTACCCTGTCTGATGCATCAACTTGTGCGGAGAAAGTTATTGAAGAGTTAGCACCATTTGTATCTCCATCTGCTAAAAACAGTTGTCTTGTTCCGTTGTCATTTAAATTTAACCATAATGAAACACTAAAACTTGTTCCTGACCTTGTAAAACCTGTATTTATAATCCCTGTATCATTAAAGAAAGCAGATTGATTATACTTTCCAAATCTATATTGAACATTTGTATCACTCCCTGTATTGCCACTTACTTCATCTTTTGCAGAGTTATCCATTTTTAAATAAGCAGCATTTGTTGTTCCTGATGGGAAATTTACTGTATCAGTTGTAGATGTATGGACACAGGCTGTTTCTCCGTTTCCACTATTATATAAAGTTGCAACTTGTGTTGGTGTTATTTTTGCAGAAAAAAATCTTGCTTGGTCTATTGTGCCATCAAGCGTAAAAGTTCCACCAACGCCTCTAAAACTACCAAACTGACCAGCAAAAGAACTTGTGTCAGCAGCACCGCCAACTTTTGTTCCTGTTCCACCATTTGAAGTTGAGCCATTTAGATAAAAGTTTCTTGTTGTTCCATCAAATACAATTACTATATGCACCCATTGATTTATAGATATATTTGTACTTGACTCAATTAATAAATCATTTGTACTATCACCACCTGTTGTATTGTGCCTTTCTTGATACCTTACAGTTCCACTTGAATTTATATTTATTGTTGTATATTGTGAATTTTGCGATTGGTTACCTATATAAATAATAGTATCAGTTCCACTTGTAGGAAGTGCAATAAGTTTCATCCAAAATGAAAATGCTCTATCTCCACTTGCACCTAAACCAACAGGCAACCCAATTTCAGAACTACTACCATTAAACCTCGCACCATTTACAGTCTTTCCTGAAACTCCAAACTCAATATTAGTGGGAGTAGCATTATAGCTTCCACTTGCATCACTTGCATCATAATCCATTGAGTATAATGCCTTACCACTTGAATCTCCAAATATATCAGTAGTTTCAGTAGTACAAACTTCACCGCCTGTGTTAATTAATCTTTTTCCTAAAGCCATTAGTTAAGTTTTACAGGGAAAAAAGTAGTATCATAACTTAAAAGAGTTTCATATTTCTTTTTAGCATTTACCTCTTTTTTCTTTTTATCATACTCTGATAATATTTTTGCTCTTTCTTCTTTTACATCATCATCAATAGC